TTAGCCTGCCCGCTCCATCTGCAGATCGCTGACAAATCCGCCGCCCTTGTCGAGCGAATGCGTCACATCGGTAATCAGCCATGCGCCGGCATCGATCTCTGGTTTCAAACCGCTGAGGTTCACCCGCGCTTCCGGGTAGGCGTCAGGCCGGCCGAGCGGCAGGCGCAGATCCAGCGTTTCCGGCGCGCGACTGATGCGGCTACGTTCCGCCTCGGCCGCGCGGCGGGCGCTGGCTTCGTCCGGATAGATCTTGCGCAGTTTCTTGGCGCCGGTGGCATTGCCAACGGTGACGCTTTGCCGGCGGGCAGCGCTGCGATCGTGCCAGCTGGCGGTGACGCCTGATTGCCCTTCGCGCGCCTCGCGCTGCCAGTTGTGGCTGCTGGTCTGCGATCGGGTGATGGTCAGTGCCGGCAGGGCCTGCCCGCTGATGGTGGTGCCGGCGCCCTTGGGGGCAAAGATCAGACACCCATCCTTGATGGTGGCGGCCGCGTCATTCTCGGCTCCCAGGCGGCGCAGGAAGGCGATATCGCTTTCGCGGCTCTGGGCGACCGAAGGCAGGGTGATGGCGCCCAGCGCAGGCGATATACGGGGTGACAGGCCATTGTCGGCCGCCACCTGGTTCAGCACGGCGCCGAGCGTGGTGTTCGCCCAGCTGCGCGATCGGCGGTTGCGGATCTCGCTGGTGAAATCGGCCGCCCGGGCGCGAATGGTGATCTGATCCGGCGGGCCGGCATGACTGACATTATCGACCTTGAAGCTGCCCTTGTCGATCAGCCCGATGGTGACATCGCTGCCCTGTTTCCAGCCCAGCTGCAGCTTCAGCACTGCGCCTTCTGACGGAATGGCCACGCGACCGTCCAGATCCGCCAGGACGATATCCAGTTGATCGGCTTCATCGCCGCGCTTTTCCGACAGGCGCAGCGACATCAGCAGCGGGCGCAGCCGATCGGAGAGGTCGACGCCATCGAGCGTGACGCGCCAATCGGCGATATTGTTGCGCGCGGTCATGCCTGCGTTGCTTCATTGCTGGCGGCGTAGCGCTGGGCCGCAGGATCATCGACGCGCAGCAGATCAATTGCAAAATCGATCCGCATTGGCGTGCCATCGGCCATCAGCCAGCTGTGCCGTTCGTCCAGCTTCTCGATCACGAAACAGCCGAAGACGGTGCCGTTGCCCGCCACCAGCGTCTGCGCCTCTCCGGTGGCGGCGAGTTCGCGCAGATTGTCGATCGAGACGCGGCCATCGGCGATCTCTGCATAAGTCGATCCCGACAGGCTGATCACTTCTTCGCCTGGGCCGGTAAACTGCGTGGCATCGCGCGCGCCGATGCGCGGGCTACGGGCATGGCTCCAGTTCGCTTTGCGCTGCAGATCATCGGGCGCGAGCGAGGAAAGCTCAAAAACGAACATACCAAAGGCCATGAGATTCATCGGGCCGCCTCCTTAATCATCGCCAAAGGTGCGGCCGCGTCGTTCACGCTCGAGATCCTCGATCGCTTTGCGCACGGCCTCGGCGATATCGGTGGGGTCGCCGGTCACGCCGTAGAAATTCAGGTGATACTCAACCGGTGCGAGGGATGCCGTCCGGCCTGCGCCACCAGCATCGCGTGCGGCACCGGGCACCGATACCGCCATGGCGGCACCGCTGGCTCCCAGGGCCATGGCACCCGCCATACGGGCAGAGAGGCTGCTGATCCGCTCGATCGGCGCGGCGCTGCCATTGGCCAGGCCCTGATCGAGCCCATCCATGACATGGCCACCGATCGCGGCGAACACGCGGGATGGCGAGTGAATATCCAGCGCCTTTCGGATCGGCTGCGGGATCATATTGCCGATGGCCGACATGGTGGCCTTCAGGGCGTTAAATTTGTTGGTGACGCCGTTGATCAGCCCTTGGATCATATCTCGGCCGATCTGCGCGAAATCCAGTTTGCGCAGATAGTCCAGCACCGGCGCGAATTTTCTGATGATGATGCCGACCGGGCTGAAGCGGAGAAATACATCAATCAACGCCCGGATGGCGGCCGAGGTGTAATTCTTGATCGTCTGCCACAGGTCGGCAAACCAATCGCTGATCGCGCCCCAGTTGTCGTAAATCATGTAAGCAGCGGCGGCGACAAGCGCGATCGCGGCCACGATCGCAAGCAGAGGCAACAGCGCAATGCCGAGCGGCGCTGCCGCGAAGAACAGCGCGGCGAATGCCAGCGAGAGGGTGCCGAGCAGGATCAGCAGCGCGCTGCCGGCGGCCATGAAGATCATGATGCCCTTGGCGAGTTTGGGGTGTTCCTCTGCCCATCCGCGAATGTCCTGAGCGATGCCCTTGATCCATTCCGCGCCTTCCTTGATCGTCGGCAGCAGATATTCGCCCAGTTTGATATTGAGGTTCTGGAGAGCGTTGCTGGCAAGGCCGGTGGCACCTTCGGTGGTGGCGATGCGGTTGAGGAATTCGGCATGCATCGATCCGGCGACCGCGCTTTCATCGCTGATCAACGACAACCGCGATTTCAGGCCGTCGAGATTGGTAAGCATCGGCGCGATGGCGGCGACGCTTTCGGAACCGAACAGCTTGGTCAGCAGGCCTGCCTGTTCGGACGGGTCCAGCTTGCTGATCCGCTCCATCACATCAACAATGGTGCCCGATGCATCCACCTGCATGGCGCGCGAGACAGCGCCTGCCTCGAGCCCCAGCTTGCGGAATGCGGCCTGCTGGCCTTTGGTGGCTTCCTCGCCCTTGGTCAGCGCCAGCATGGTGTTCTTGATGCCGGTGGCGGCAACCTCGCTCGGCACGCCGATACTATCGAGCGTTGAGCCCAGCGCCGCGATCTGGGGCGCGGCGAGGCCGGCAACACCGCCCAGCGAACCGATGCGGGTGACGATGTCGGCAACATTGACCGCCTTGCCGCCAAAGGTGTTGGTCAGAGCGTTGATCCGGTCGCCCAGCGATCGAACGCCATCCTGCGGCAGATCGAAGGCAGTGCGCCATTTGGCCATGGTGTCGCCGGCCTGATCGGCCGTCATATCAAAGGCGACGCCCATTTCGCCGGCAGCATTGGTAAATTCCAGCAGCTGGTTGCGCTGGTCGGCCATGGGTTTGCCAAACTTGTCCATGCCGACGCCGGCAGCACCGGCTGCAGCCGCGATCGTCGCCAGTTCCTGAGCAGAGAGCGGGATCTTTTCGCTGAGATCGAGGAAGTCATCAGACAGGCGCTGGATCTCCGGCCGGGTCATATCGGTGACCTTGCGGACATCGGCCATCTGGCTTTCGAGCGACATCGCCTCTTTGCTCGCCATCATGATCGGCGCGCCGGCAGCGGTACCGGCGCCAATCATGCCCAGGCCTGCGCCCGTGGCTTTAGCGCTGAGATCATTCAGCTGCTGGGTGTTGCGGCTTGCCCGGCCGGCGCGCTCCAGCTGCTCGGTCTGCTGGCGCAGCACCTTGTTCGCCTCATAGGTTTTCAGGGCGAGGCGATCTTCATGGTTGGCAAGATCAGCGACATCGATGCCGGCCTTTGAAAGCTTGGCCGACAGATCGCGCAGTTCATTGCCGCCGGCATCGAGCCGAGTGTTCAGCTGGGCTGTCTGACGTTCGGCTTTTTCAAATTCGGTGCGCAGTTTCTTGGTTGGCTGTTCCGCTGCGTTGAGCTTGGCGCGCAGTTCCTCAAGCCGGGCGGAGGATTCCTGCAGAGCGCGGTGATCAGCAGCATAGCGCCCTTCGGCCACCTTATATTTGCCAACCTGCTGTTGCAGCGCATCGAGTGATTTCAGTTCATCGCGTGTCTTGGCGAGATCCCGGCGCGCCGCAGAGGACGCGCCGGTGATCGATTTGAGCGGAGAGGTCAGCTTGTCGAGGCCATCGAGAATGACCTTCAGCCGCAGGTTCTTATCCATCGGTCATCGCCTGGGATTTTTGCCGCCCGGTGGGCTGGAAGACTGGGAGCGTTTGGCCGCGCGTTCACGCCAGCCCATCAGTTCAGACAGGGACATGTCGTCCATGGCAGAGGGCGGCCAATGAAAGATGACCGCCACATCCGCCATCGCGTCATCTACTGCAGCTGGGCATCCGCATGCCTCGACCTCTGCAACAAAAAACTGCCGATCTCCGCCCCGCAGGCGAGCATGTCGGCCAGTTCCATGTTGGAGACTTCGGCTTCGGTCAGCATCGGAATGGTGATGCGCGGCAGTACCTTGGTCAGGGCGTCAATCTTCAGCTGCCCCAGATCGACCAGAGAGACCCCGCGCAGTTCACCGGCGCGCGGCTTGCGCAGCTGGATGATGCCGATGGTTTCGGTGCCGCGCTGGATCGGTGTATCGAGGGTGACAGTACGGAAGACAGCGCCGGTGGCGGTGTTGGCTTCCTCAGGCTTTACTTTGGTCATGAGAATTCTCCGGATGGAATGCAGCAAGGGGCGGCCCGGCACGCGGCCGGGCCGGATGATCAGTAGATGCCGAGGAGCGCGCGGCGCTGGGCCAGCAGATCGACGCCGTTGACGCGCTCAATCATGTTGAGCGGGTCGATCTCGATTTCGGTGCGGCCGTTCCAGACCAGCTTGTAGTAAGCCAGCGCGCTGTTGACGGTAAAGCTGCCGAGCTCACCCACTTCCTGATCGCCAAAATCCATTTCGGTATGCCGGCCGCGAACGATGACTTCGACGTGATCGACAGCGGCGCTGTCATCCATCTGATAGTTGCCAGCAAAGCGCAGATAGACGCCATCAACGCGCGGGTTTCCCCACTGCCGCAACACATGCAGCATGGGGCCGGGGCAGGTAAAAGACAGAGACAGAGCCTCCATCCCCATATCCACCGACACCGGGGCATTCATACCGGCAAGACGAACCTCCTCCGTCTTGCGGGTGAGGGTTGGCAGCGTGACGGTCTGACACTGACCCATGTAATTCATGGCTTCGTTGAACAGCATCATATCTTTGAGGGTGCGAGCGAGGCCCATGGCGGACTCCTGATTTCAAAAGGGAAGACGGGGGGCGCGGTGCAATCAGGCCGCCAGCAGGTTGCTGAAATCGGCGTAGTAGCGATCGGTAATCCGCTGGCGGAGGCCGAGGTGCTCAAGCGGCTTAGGATCGGTGAAATCGTAATCGATCACCAGCTTGCCACTGTTCAGCAAAGCAGCGCTGTTGGCGCTCTCATCCAGCCAGGCATTGGCGCCGAGGATGACGCCGGCGATCTTCAGCTGCCGGAAGAAGCCGTTGATCGTCTCGATGATATCCTTGGCCAGGGCTGGAGTAAGCGGCTTGTCCAAGGCCCAGAGCATGCCGTTGACGATCGTATCGCTGAGCAGCTGGGCCACACGGACGGTGCTCTCGAAGACGAACAGCGGGTTATCAGAACAGGTGCGGTTGCCCCAGAAGCGGAAACCGGAAGGGGTACGGATCAGGGCGGTCACCTGCGCCGCATTGAGCACGCCGGCCTCGCTGGTCTGATCCTCCACATCCCAATGGATATCGCGGGTCAGGCCGACGACGCCGGCAACTGGCAGATTGGAAAGCGTCTTCTGCGGACCGTCATCGGTATCGATCTGGGCTCGCAGGCCCATGGCACGGGCGGCGGCATAGCTGGTGATATTGGCGCTGGTCTCGGTATCCCAGGCGAGGAAATCGGGCGTTAACAGCATCAGTTCGCGCTGGCTGAAGTTGGCGCGATAGAGGGTGGCTGCCGCCACGGTGTCGCCGATCGCGCGGGCATAGGCAAAGCCGCGCAGCTTCTTCGCCACGACACAGAGCGCAGTGGTGACCGCCTGCGTTTCGAGCCCCGGTGTGCCGAGGATCTTGGGCTGCACGCCCAGCTGCGCCTGCGCGGCCAGCAGCGCCTGCATGCCCGTCTTGATACCATCAGGCCCCGTGGTGCCGATGACATTGGTGGCGGTCTCGGCGTCGGTCTCGCCTTCCTCGACGCGCACCACCACGATGATCGGGCGGGTCTGATCGGCAATCGCGCGCAGGGCAATCGCCAGCGTGCCATCCACGCCGGCAGAGCCAATGGCGGTTTCAACATCGGTGATCAGCGCCGGGCGATCGAGCGGGAATATCGCCGCATCAGCATCGGCGGCCGTGGCAACCAGCCCGATGATGGCGGTGGAGACCGCCGTCAGAGTGCGGGCCCCTTCGGAAATTTCGGTGACGGTGATGCCGTGAATGAAGGGCATGGCAGGCTCCAGTGGTTAGGTCAGCGGAAAGGAGAAGCGCACCGCGCTGTTGGCGGATGGGATGTCAGTGCGTTCGGCCTCGATCGTCAGCACGGCGGCGCCCGGCTGACTGCCGGCTTCCAGCGTGACGCGGCGCAGGCGGATGCGGTCTTCCCAGCGCGCCAGAGCGAGCGCGGTCGAGGCGAAGAGGCGCAGGATATTGGCCGGGGTCAGAGGCTGGTCGATCAGATCGGCATTGTGCGATCCATAATCGCGCCGGCCGACGCGTGAGCCGATCGGCGTGCCGAGAATATCGGCCACCGACTGCTGAATATGCTCGATACCATCGATCGTGGCGCCGGTGATGCGGGACATACCAGTCATGGTGCAGGCGGCCCGCTCTGGCCGCCGCCGGGCTGAACGGCGGTGTGGCGGTGTTGCTTCAGGCTGACGCCATCGGCAGTGACGTCTCCGGAGACGGTGACATCGCCGTCGATCGTGACCGGGCCGTTGATGGTGACGCCGGCGGGCGCATCGATCTGCGCCGATCCGCCGGCAGGCAGGCTGACGGCCAGCGCATGGGCGGCGCGATCATAAGACAGCTTCGCGCCATCCCGGAAAGCGATCAGGGTCAGATCAGCAGAATTCGACGGCGGCGAGTTGGCGTTGGAATAGGTGCCCAGCGCCACCAGCCCGTTGGCGAGGTCACCCTCTGGCGCCAGCACAAGGCATCCCTCGCCCACGGATGGCGGTGACCAGATCAGCACGTCGCCTGCGCGACCAGTAAGCCAGGGCAGTTCGCCGGTGACAAGATCGCCCAAGAGCACGGTGCAGGTGGCGCGCGCGTAATCGACGGACGCAATCACGCCTTCCTGCAGGGCTTCGCCAATGGTGTGCAGATCTGATCGCATAGGCGGACCATGCCGCGCTTCGCGCGCACGTTCGCGCCCCCGCATAGGGATTGGTGGCAATCCATATGCGGGGGCTGGTGTTAGTGCCGATCAGGCATCGTTCGCGAAGCTGCGTATATTCTTAAAGAGCAATGGCGGCCGCTTGGGCCGCCATTGCCGTTACCTGGGTAACGAAGACCGGATTGTCAGAGAGCGGTATGATGTTCAGCCACCCCGCCGCTGAGGCTACTCATGCCATCAAATCCGATGCAGATCAGAACGTCTTCACATCCTTTCCCAATCGCGAATCTGACCACCGCTTGGGGATGCAGGATTATGGTTCCCGGTCAGGTTGCGAATATTGATCCGCCCACCTGCAGCTGCGTAAAGGGTGTAAGGCGGAGAACCCGTGCCACCAGTGATCCTGGTACCGTTGATCCAGGCTTCGCACAGCGTCCCGCTGCCGCCAGTAGAAATGCGGACAGCCGAAGCCGTGCTTTCACCGCTCCCTGCAGAAATATCGCCACCCAGTAGCACCATACGGCTGTCGTTTACGTTGGCGATGGTGCTCCCGATGGTGGACCCCACGAAATTCGGTTCCATGCAAATACCAACTACGTCTTCATGAAGGGTCCAGCTGTTGTTCGATACGCTACCCGAAGCGCCTACGAAACCACCCGTACGGGGGCGGAGGGCAAGGACACGAAGAAACGAGCCAGCAGTTGTCCGGTGATAATTGTAAACGTCATTCCGGGTAGCGCCTCCCATGTCATCCACGGAAACGCGAAGCCCATTAAAGCCTTGGTGAATTTCGCAAGGAGAAGCGAGCGTCCAAGAGCCGGGGTAGCGGAATGCGCAGCGCTCGGTGATGATGTTGCAATTGCCGCCGACAGTGGTTCTGAAGCATGCAGAGGCACCGCCATGGATCTCGATCCCTGACAAGTAGATCGAAACACCTGGGGTGGTCGTATTTTGGAGCACGTTGGAATTGCGCAAAACACGAGTGTTTGCGTCGGTCACTACTCCACCATCGATGCGTCGAACGTAGACAATGTTGCCCACGATTGCACAGCCGTTCACAGGACCGGACGCGGCCAAGGCTGCGGCATTCGCAAACAGCTGATAATCAGACCAAAAACCAGCCTGATCTACACTCGATCGATCCAACACGCGAAGAGCGTTGGTTACAGTAGCAGAATACAGGTTCGGGTATGTTCCATCGACCGCCCATGTGGCGGCCGAATGAGTTGAAAAAATCGCCGGATTGTCTGGATCAGATGTAATCGCATAATTCACGGTGGGCTGGTTAGTCGTAGTCGACTGGCTCGGATTCCAGGCGCTTTCCCAAGTCTGGCCTCCGCGACATTTGACCTGAAAGGGAACGCCCAAGGCGTTGCCCTTTTGCAGCGCAGTAGCGACGTTGCTCACAGCATTTGAGAAATCACCGACGCTAGCGCCAATACCAGTCCTGGTATTGTTGCCGGCTACCCGATCGACGTGAATGCAGACCGCCGGGTTGGTCAGATCTACAGGGATCAGAGCATCGATGACGGAGCGTTCACGGTAGAGGTTCCAACGGTGATCGGGGCCTTGGTAGAAGTAGAGCGGTTCTGGCCACCAGTCGACGCTGTCAGGCATTCGGACGGACATGTTAGCAATCAGCGCGGCCAAAAGATCTGGAGTAAGGCCGAAATCTTCAAAAAGCTGCGCAGCGTCAGCAGCAGAACCCTCTGCCGCTACTTTTGCAGCGACGGCACCAACCATTGCGTCTTCAGCTTGGTTGACAAGTGGCTGGACGACAGTTGCAACCCCAGCATAGAACGACACTGCAAGTCGCGCGCTTCCACCTGCGTATTCGTAGACGCCATTAGCAGGGTCATCGGCCAAGCCGTTGTTATTGTTCACATAGACCAATTTTTCGCGGTTACCCAGGTCGGAATAGAAGGTATTCCGATCGGCAATGGTTGGAACAATCGTAATACCAGCAGCGGCAGCGAACACTGCTATCACCGATTGATCATAAAGCTCTGTGAATGCGTCGAGAACGCCTTCACGGGAAATTTCGGCGGTGGGACTGGGCGGATTTCCGAAAAGGGCATCTCGCAGGGTATCAATCGCGGTCATTCCATTGTCCTTAAGCGTGTGTTGCGCACAACTCGTCGGTTGTTCACCAACCGCTGCCAGGGACGATTTTCCGGGTAAACGACGTGCAACTGCGCGCCATTTGCCCTTCTCTATCCCAGGTGAGCTGCACCAGATCACGGCCGCATTGCTGCCCGGAATTGCCGGGCTTTGCGTTCGGCCGAGATCCATCTTTGCGCCACTCAGAAATCGGTTTGAATCGCGCCGCATGCTTCCAGCCTGCTTGCCTTTGGCGACCCAAACCTCGCTTCCAAACACCCGCAGATGCTTATGTGATCTGATCTGGAAGCGGTTTGCCTAGAATGGCACCTGCGAACAGACCGCTCACGAATACCGCTGCAGCTGTTCGATCGTCAGACGGAAGGCGGGAGTGGTGCCGCCGGTGAACGTCATGCGCCAAGCGAGGCGGTGGCGGATGCCCCCCTTGATCCGGCGGATGAAAGACACCGGCGCCGCAAGCGTCTCATTGGCCAGCGGGTCTGGCCAGTTGCCGTCCGGCAACATCGCCGGGTCGGTCAGGTCGAAGTATTGAGGGCTGCCGTCAATGATGGTCCCGTTGGTCTGCAGGACGCTCTG